AGTATGGAGCACCTTGAGGAGCACCAAAATTCTGTATATCATCTATAAATTTTGAGTAAAGATTATATCCTAATACAGATTGTATCCTAACATTTTGAGCAATTAGGATAAATGAGTTTAGAGCATCATCATCTATGTTCTGGTCTAAATAACCTGAATAATACTTTTTCAAGTACGAAGGGGTAATGAAATACACTGTGTTCTGAAACATATTCTATTTATTATTTTTTTATTCAATTATATCGCCAAGTAAAGCTTCTACCTCTGAATCATCTAAACCCAATCCACCTTTTATTAATACACTAGCTTGTAATTTATCCAACTGACCCCTCTTGAATTGTCTAATAATTCTTAAAAGTTGTTGGTGTTGTTTGGCAGTCATATTCTTAATATTTTCATTCACAATCATTTCACTAGAATCACCCTCTGTAATGTCCTCCAGTTGCTCCACTTGTACTGGTTGAGCATTGGGGTCAAATCCTGTTAATGATGTTGCCACAGCCTCTTCATATTCATTTTGGAGTAGTAGGTGATACTTTTGTTCTGGTGTTATACTTGCTTGTAGAACATCCAATATATCTTTGATGTTAGTGTTAATCTTACTGAACTGTGGTTTATATACATTCAACTTTAGTTCATCACTAATACCATTAATTTTTCTTAACCAGTTAAAAGTTTTTTCAATAATCCTTTGTTTAGGTATAACATATTGTTGGGTGAAGATTTCTAATGATTCTAATAGTTCATTTCTGCTACCAAGTTTGCCAGGAGTTTCAATACCAAATAACCCAGGATTAGTAACTCTGTGTGCTTTTAATATACCTTCTCTAACTTGCTCATTCAACATAATAAATCTTTCATCACTAGCATTTAAGTTGATTGGCTCAAAAGTAGCAGCTGTATCTTTACTATCTGAAAAAGTCACCATTACATTACCAGCCATATCACTGCCAGAGTATTGATTCTTTAATCTTCTAACTATCTCAAATGATTCTTCATTAGATGGTTGCCCAATAGGGAAGTTAATCAACATAGATGGGTGGAAGCCATTCTTAACATTGTTTAAGTGGAAGTTACTGATTTCCCATTCAAGTTCAATCCATCTAACACCAGCTTCGTATTCTGGTCTAGCATAGAATTCAGTACCTGGTCTATATTCTTTAACATATAAGATTTGTGATAATTCCTTTTTATTAGATGTTGAAAAACCCGCATATAAAACTGGTTTATGTTTGTAAGATAAATTCCAATCATCACAATACCAATAGTTTTCTTGTTGTGGGTATTTTTCTGGATTACTTGATACAGCTATTCTAATCTTTGATGGATCTACATAATTGATTTCAGCAATTCTACTTCTATCTTTTGACCAAATTATATTAAGATAAAATCCACCATATAACTCCATATCCATAGCAATCTTAAAAACTATCTGATCTAAGTCATCTTGATTATAAATGTTCTTTAGAAAAGATAGTGCTTCTGAACTTAAACCAAGTTTTGAGAAACCTTGACCCCCAATCAACATAGATTTTTGTTTTAGAATAGATGAATGTAGTGAAGACCTATTAGACAAACTAATCAAGAATTGTGGGTATAGGTTGTCATCACCAAAGGACACCCAACCTCTTCCATTAGATATAGTTTCAGATGGGTAAGGTATTTCTACTGAAGCAAAGTTGAAGCTCTCAAAGTATTTTTTATCATTTATATTTGTACTCATTATTATTAGATATTTTTATAGTATATTATTTGGGAATCATCATTACCAGTATATTCAGTATCAGGTGTGTAAGTTCCATTTATAATCAATATACCAGTTTCAACTAGACCTATTGATTGTGTATAACTTAGATTATAAGGTGTAGTCATTTCCCAAATGTTATAAGTCCATTCACCAAAATTTGCTACAATCTGTCCTTGAGTTAATCCACTTACAGTACCAACTGATATAGTAAAACTTGACCAATAAAAAGGAGCATAACTTGAATCATCTTGATAAAAAACTACTTCATCAAATGTTCCTTTTCTTATTATCTGCCAAGTATAATAAGGTTGGGTCTGAGTGGATTTTTCATATGGTGTGACTGTTATAACATTAACACCATTATTCAGGTAAATCATTTGTATTGATTGGATTTATTTCTTTTATCTTTGGTTTTTGGATTGGTTTATCTTCCTCAAATAAATTTGAGTATCCTTTGTTAGAATAGATTTGATACATTTCCGAATCAATAAATCTAACTAATACATTTTTCTTTGTGAATGGACAAAAAATCATTTCATCTAAAAATTCACTTTTAATCTTCAATTTCATAAATCTATATATTTTTTTGTTTATCTATTTTTTTACTATAAAAATTATAAATCTTGTCCCACATCATTTTTATTTGTTTGCCAGTTCTATATCTATCATATTCAGTTATATCAGAGGTTATAATCTGATAAAAAAAGATTATAGTAGATATATCATCAAAATCAACAAAGTAGTTATTTTTTATTATTTTTTCTATAAAATCACCTAAACCTTCAACATTAACATTTGGTTCTTTTCTATTTAATCTATATATTCTATAATATTCGGTAGAGCATTTTTTACAATAACTAGCAGTTGAATTTTCTTTTATTCCATAACATTTGGAGCATTTTGTGTTTTTCATATAGTATATATTCTAAATGAAAAAACCACCAATTAAGGTGGTTTTTCATTTGGATATGAAAAGCGTTATACTGATTGTATAACACTAAGTGCTGCTGTTGAAGTTACTTGAGTTAAAGCATCATATTCTTTACCAGTAAATGTTATAGTGAATCCATTGAGATCACCATAAGCTTTACCCAATCCACCAGCTACTGCTGATACTTGAACTGGATTTTGCTTACCTACTAAGAAATAAGAACCATTTACATCAAGAACTAAAATTCTCCATCTACCTCTACCAAGTACATTAACTTGTTCTATTAGTGTAGCGGTTGTATTATGTACTGTGATTTCTACTGTTTGTTCGTAAAAAGCAGTACCATTCTGAACATTAAAATTACCAGCTTCAGTTAATGAACCAGTTTCTATTGTTTGTTGGAATTCGTAAAAAGATACAGTTGCTCCTGTAAAAGCTGTTATTTGTCCAGCTGTTAAGCCAGTACCAATTGTGTAACCTATATCATTACCATTCCATTCTCCAATAAAAACTGCCTGAACACCAGCAATCCCTTTACAAGCTATTGAGTATCCTTCTGTTATTAAACAAGACATATTTTTTATTTTTGTTTTTTGGTTGACTCTGTGGGGGTATATTCCAACCCCCACTCATCAATAGTTTTTTTATCCCATATAGGTTACAACGTACTGTGGATACGCAATCTGAACTCCTTGCTTCCAAAGTGCTCTGAAGAAGATTGAGTTGAAATCTTCTGATTTCCAGATTCTGAATGATTCATAATCATTTTGTAAGTCAGTACCGAAGAATAAGTTAGCTGCTGGAGAAAGTACCATTCTGTTTGTAGATGATAGACCCCTTGTAGCTAAAACTCTAATGTTAGTGCCTGGATGCATAATTGAGTATCCAATATCATTAGATTCATCAGCAGTGAAGTGGAAGTAGTTAGCATTTCTTAAAGCTCTTACATATGTTCTGTAGTTAGCATAAGATAAGAAGAGTGTTAAGTCAGGCTGGTCCCAAACATTCTGTGGAAGGGCAGAAGCCATAGCATCTACAACTGAAATAGCGTTTGCTACTGTTAAAGCTCCTGAGAATGTTCCAAAACCACCTGGGTTAGAAGAACCACCAACTTTAACAACATTAGATGTAAAAGCTCCATCGATTAAAGATAAGAAACCATCACACTTTCTCATATTAGCATCAGATGAGTATGTAGCTGAAGCAACATTACCAACCCAAGTTAAGTCATCAATTAGACCTTGGATTTTATCTACTTTATCAGCGACATAAACCTTAGCAAAAGCAGCTGGCTCAAGTGTATCATAGTATGAACCTTGCTTCATTAATTTACCAGCCCAGTATTGTTCTAATGAACCTGAACCATTTAGACAGATTTGTTCCTCAACCATTAGAGGACATACTGTTAGTGAGTTCTGAGTTAGAGTTACAGAACCAGTAGCGGTCAATTGACCACAAGCAGCATCTTGAACAACCAAATTGGAAGTCATAATGTTTAGAGCATCAGCATATTTCACACCTGTCTGTACTGAGATATACTGTTGTGTTCTACCAGCCAAAACCGATTCTCTGATGAGTTCCATAGAGAGTTGGTCTGTATACTTGGTAAGAGCACTTGTTACGATTGTACTATTAAAAGCCATTTTTTTATATTATTTTTTTTTGTTTTTATAACTGAATGTTATTGTTTTCTTTTCTGTTCTTTTTCATTATTTCTCTGATTTCATCAATCTCAGAAATGTTTTTTCTTTTGGAGAATTCTTTAGGGTCTGCTGGAGAACCAACACCTTTTTCCATAACGATTGGTTGAGCACCTGGTTCCTCTGAGAACTTTTTCATACTACCCATCATTTCTTCGTGTGCTTTGTTGATTGAATCAATAGCCATAAGAACTTTACCAAGGACTTCTTCAATTTTAGCAATTCTTGCTTCAGTCATTGGAACCTCAGCATCTTCTACTTCAATTTCAACAGATTCTTCACCAATAGGCATTTCCTCCATATCCACTTTTTCAAGGTCAGCAGATGTTACTGGTGATTCTTCAACCATAGCAGGTTCAGAAATAGATTTTACCTTATTATCCTCAACTGATACTACTCTACCATCAGCCAATTTATAATCAGCATTATTTAATGGAAATTGATTACCATCTAAATTAATACCAAAAACATCAGCACCAACTTCAAGTGATTCACCAGGTGTAGTTAGTTTTGTACCATCTTCACACTCATAATCACTGAACATCTTTTTCTCCATTTCAGTATCTTCTTGTACCTTTTCCTCAGTCAAACTAAATAATCTTTTTAAGGATTGTTTAATCTGATAAATTTGTTCACCTTTATTCATTTAATTGAATTTTTTTTTATACTACTATATAGTTATTATTTATTTCTATTTGTTTGCTTTTTTCAACTTTTTTTATTTATCATCCCATTTAGCATAACATATAGCCGCTGCTTGGTCTTGTTCTTTACCACTATTTATTTCGACACCAATACATCTTGATACAAATTCATCTTTTGTTTCACCAGCTTTTGGTTCAACAATGAACTCTTCTTTTATATTCTCAAATCTAATAGAATCACCCCTTTTGTATCTAAATCCACCTTCAATCAGATATTGATGTACAGCAGCTCCAACTGATGGGAATTTACCAATAGGTCCCCACACACCAGCAGTTTTTGTACCAGCCATACCTTCAAGTACATTATCATAGATTTTTGATGGTACATTAAAATAAGTATAATTACTACCATCATCAAATTTTATAACTAGTTCTTCACTAATAGAATCATACTTAACTCTTTTTACATTAGTAGATTTAACACTATCAGATGTAACCTTAAACTCAAAATCTTTATTGTCTATTTGTTTAAGTTTTCTAGTAGCCCATTCAACACCTTCATCTCCACCCCAAGCTAACCACATTAATCTACCACAACCATCACCAAGTTCCTTTTGACTATTTTGTCTATGTCTCTCAAAAGCAGCCATTCTAGCAATAGTGCTTCTAGTTAATGGCTCACCCTTAGCGAGTTGATTAGCTCTTGCTTTACCAACAGGAGTTCCACAAGAACCCCAACCATTTTTCTCAGCCCATCTTAAAGCTATTTTAGCATTTTCAGTAGCTGCTTTTGGATAGTCATCATATGATTCTTGGAAGGATTCTATAATATCTACTAGTTCCTCTTCTCTTAAACTATCAATCAGTTCATCAATATATTTGGGAGCATCAACCATAACTGAACTATAACTTACAGGACTACTGACTATTTCTACCTTAGCATTTGTTTTGTCCTCAATTTCTTTACCTTCTTTTTCTACATTATCATAGTGTGTATCAATCCCCAAATCTTTAATAAAACTCCATTTTGGTTTATGGTCTGTAAATATGACATTAGAAGCTTTAATTCCAATTTCTTTAGCAACACGCTTAATATAATCATCTTCTGATCTTTTGGTAATAATATAAACATCATCACCATTAGCTATTTTTTCCTCTGCTATTTTTTTAACTTTATCTTGTGATAAAGTTCCATCAAAATCAAAACTAACTTTTTCCATCTGCATCAATTTCTGACTCATAAGTCCTTCAACTGAGAATCCATATCTACCCTCATCTTTAACCTCACTTAACCAAAATTCTTTATCCTCAATTTTAACCTCAATAAAAAATGAACCAACTGGTAGGTTGAATCCATAAAATCTTGACTTATCGTATGTTGGGTCTTCAACAATCCAAGCACCTTGAATAAATCCAGGCACCATCTTATTAGAGTGGTCTATATTCAATGACTTACTATTATTATCTTTTAAGAATTTATCAACCATCTTTTTGATTGTATCTTTGGTAAAATAAACATAATAATAATTGTCATTATCATCTTTTCTTAAAATCTTTTTATCTGGAATCATAGCGGGACCTACAATAATCTGTTGGTCCTTAACACTCTTAAATCTATATTCTTTTTCTATTTCTGATGAAAAGTACATACCCATAACTGATATAGCTGGGTCAGCGACTAAACTAATCATTCTAATACCTTGATTGCCTTCCTCATCAACTTCTATTTCATAGATTGGTAAATCCTCCATTCTTATATTTTTATTCATAGTTTATCTATTATTTTTCCTAGCATTAGCTCTGTTTATATTCTCTATATATTTGTCTCTATGATGCCAATATGCCATCAAATTTAGACACTCTAAATAGTTAGTTTCATATACTTGTTTATGTTTAGTTATATCACCATTTGTTAATCTATCAACCATTCCAATCCAATTTAATTCATCAGGCATTTTATCTACACTTACCCTACTTTGTTCTGCTGGAGAGGGTCGTGAAAAAAGTATATCATAATCTTCTGTTACTTTAATCTCCCATTTGTAAAAGCCTTAACAATAAACATTGAGTTTATTCCAGGAATTTGCTTAAACAATTCTTTTCTTTTATTGAGTATATTAATATCACCAACAAATGGCTCAAGTTCATACTGAATTCCACCAAACTCATCTACTTTTTCTGTAGCTGGTCTTACTAATATAGATAAAAGGTTTAACCATTGTTCATACTGAGTTTTGCTATTTTTTTCTAATAGCTTAATTGAAATCTTTTCACCAAGTGTTAGTTGGTTTGGTAGGCTATACGAATATAATTTACCTTCTAATGTGAATGACTTTTGTTCAACATCTGCGAATTCATCTGTCTTAAAACCAGATATAACATCAGGAAATTCCATCAACTCCTCCTCATATAATGAACTTATAAAATCAACACTTTTTCCAGTCAGTATTGAAATAAATTTAACCAAAAATAATTCAGCAACCATATCAGTTGATTCTGAATATAACTCCATTAATGAAATGTATTCAGCTGTAGTTAAGTCCTTCCAACAATCCTTAACATTAACATCTTCATTTTGTAATCTAACAATTCTCATATCTTTTTTATTTTTATATATTCATTTTTTAAGAACCTAAAACTGACCTATTTTCAATAACTTCAACTCTATTAGTTACATTCCTTATATCAGATTCAACTACATATACTTTCTGAAATTCTAATTGTGGTTTTCTATCCATTATATTTACAGAACCAAGTCCTATTGTTGATGGAGCTGATGATCCAGCACCACCTGTAGGAGTTGGAGCAGCTGGAGGAGGACCACCACCTGTAGTCACACTACCACCAGCATCAAATTGTTGAGCCTTTATAGCAGCAACTTGTATTCCAGTTGTAGCAATAGCACCAGCAATTCTTATCGCTGTTAATATACCAAGTGTAGGGTCAGGTGTCGCAAGAGCAGCCACGATTGCTTGTGCTCCATTTATTAGAGTTGTAGCTATTGATAATTTCTTTTGCCTCTCAAAACTTTCCTTTAGTATCCTTTTTTCAGCTTCAGAACCCTTTTCAATACCCTTTAATTTATTTTGAGTAGTAACTTGGTCTAACTGCCCAATAGCAGATGCGTAGCTAGATAATTGTCCAAGTATTTCTTGACTAACCGAAAAAGCATTTTGTTTTCTAGCTTCTTGTTCTGCCCTATCATTATCACTTATCTGTTTTTCTAATTCCTTCTTCTTAGCAGCATATTCCTCATCATTCTTAAATAGTTCTTTTTTATGTAAATTATAATAATCTAACTGACTTTTAAGTATATTACCTTCTGCTTCCAATCTAGCTGGACTACCTGCTGTTATTTCAGATACTTTTTCTTTTTCATTATCAATAGTATCTTGTAGTTCCTTTTCTAATCTGGTTTTGTTTTTATCTAATCTAACAGCATTTATTTGGTCATCAGTTGCTGCTATTTGATTATCAATCTCTATCTTTTTTGATAAGTATTCTTTTTCAGCATCTACCCTTGCTTGTGTATTTTCTTTTGTAGCATTTATCTTATCATTAAGATTTGTAAGGGTTGCTATTTTTTCATTTTCTAAATCGGCTTTTGTCTGTATTAATCTTTTTTCTTCATCCTTAATCCTAGCTGTTGAATTTTGTTGTTCTTTAATACCTATCTCTATTATATTATCTATACGCGATTGTCCTATAACTAGTTCTTCTTTACCTAATGATACTTTGTTTTGTTTTTGTTCTGACAACTTACCTTCAATGTCTGATTCTACTTGTGATAAAGCAGTTAAAGCTTCTTTAACTTTTAAGTTGTCTTCATCTTTTTTAGTAGCAGCGAACCTAGCGCGAGCAGCTTTTAGTTGTAGTTCAGCGTTGGCTTTAGCAATGGTTCTTTCATTTTCTAAAATAACACCTAAATCTTGGTTGGCTTTTATCCTATCTTTTATAGATATTGTGTCATCATCCCTTATTTGTCTTTTTTGTTCTGCTTCTTTTTCTAAATCAGCTAAATCCTTTTTTGTTTTCTCATCTTGTGCTTTAGCTAGTTTTTCTAATGCTACTAATGCTTTACCAGCTTTTAGTGATTTTTCTAAATCTATTTTAGACAGACCCTCTCCAACCTTATTTACAACTTGTCCAACTTCTTTTATAGCTCCACCAACATTAGTTACAATATCAACAACAGCATCAACATAATCAGTTCCAACACCTTTTATTTTTTCAGCAGTATCTTTTAGGTCTTTTTCCAACCCTTTTATTTTTTCAGTATCACCTGAACCAAAAGGACTTTTTTCCCACAACAACATAACAGCTGTTATAGCTTCACTTATAGAATACCAAGCAATCTTAAATGGTGTTAAAGCTATTGTTATACCACCTTTTAGAACCTTAAAAAGGCTATCAAATCCATTTGTGTTCTCATAAACACTTGTTACGGATTCTACTAAAACACCAACAACTTCAGTTAGTATTATATTGAAACCTTCCATAACACCCTTTAATGTATCTGCCACAAGTTGATTAGACATAAGAGCATCTTTTAATAAACCAAAAGCTCCCTCTGCTAATTTAGCAATACCAATACCAGTGGCTATTTCTTTAGCAGATTGTGAAAAACTTTTACCAGCATCTTTACTTTTTTTACCAGCCTTTTCTTCTGTATCACCAAGTTTATCAACACTTTTGGTTACATCTTTTACCTTGGAATCTAATGTATCCAAGGTCTTACCCATATCACCCTCAAATTGGGTTTTGATTCCAATAACTATATCTTGTGAAGCCATAGGTTATATATTTTTTATTATTATTATATTTATTACCTCCTAATGTGGCAGGTTTTTATATACTATTATATTTTTGTTTATGATGTCCTAATGTTTATAGCATCTGATACTAAACTCCATTCAAGGTTGCTTTGTGTAAAGGGGTTATAAACACTTACTAATAAGTTGCTTGCTGTTATTGAAAATGATATAGAAGGTGTCAAAGACATAGAGTTCCTCTGAAAATAATATTCAGGTTGTCCAATCAAACTTGAAGTCAAACCTTGTGTTTCAATAGCTAAACCTATTTTAGCTATATAAGAACCCTGATTAGACGCATATGATTTTATCAAAATCTCTGCGTAATCATAACTAGTTCCAATAATACTTAAAGAATATGTGCTGCTTACTGAACTTGTTTGTCTAGCAAGATACTTATATTCTTCACTAACCATAGCTGTAACGCTGTCAAAAGGAATATCATACCATTCCCTTGTTTTATTCCCATCATTTGCCCTTATCGATTCTATTAAGCGACCACCATTTACACCATCTATAACTTCTTGGGTTGTAATACCACTTGAGAACTCCATTTTGTTATAGTTCCCAAAAAGAGTATCATTATTAGCTAAATACCAATAACCACCATCAGCATTTTCATAAAGCCACTCAAAGCCAGGGTCTGGACTATTCATTATGAAAAATGATTGGTTAAGATAAGTGTTTTGTTCTAACCTAAATTGACCATTACCAGCCCTGCCAATAACTATATTATCAACATCTATATTTGTAGCTTCTAAATCATTCACATTTAGTTTATTAAAACTTGAAGTTCCAACAACATTTGTGATAAATGTATTTGTGTTTATTTCTATTGTATTACTATCAACATAAAATATACTTCCTGTTGCTGATTGTGTTATACTTATGTTATTACCAAAAGCGAAAATACCATCTAAACCTGATTGTGTAGAAGGGTTTTGTATTTCTATATTATTACCAAAAAGAAAAAGATTTGATAAGGTTGCTCCTTGACTTTGTGTTGAAGCATTTAATGAAATGTTTTCCCCAAATATAAAACTTTTATTTGATGAACCAGAAACACTAGCGCCAATAACAAATGTTCTTTCAGTTGTTTGTTGAATGTTTATGTCCTCACCCATTAAAAAAGAGCCTTCTATCAAACCACCAACTCTATTACCTAAAACCATATTAGGTGATGTTTGATTAGATATGATTGAATTACCATCACCAATAGCTACATTATTAGAACCTTGTATAGTTGAATAACTACCTACTAAAATGTTATTACCGCCTGTTATTCTTAAACCTTCTCCACTTAAAACATTGTTAGAACTTTCAACTGAATTGCCATCACCAAGAACTATATTACTTGGATCATTAAGATAGTTTAACTCACCAGCTACTATATTATTTACAGATTTAACCACATTGGTCTGTGCTGTGTTGAATATACCTGTTATTGGTGCGTTGTCTGTGAATATATTTCTACTTAATTGTAAATCTTGGAATGGAGTAATATATCCAGATTGATTCTCATAGA